TGACCATTCGCACGGGCTTCCAGTATTCGATCGGGAATATCGTCAAACATTGCACGCTGCATGTAGACGACATCACAGTCAAAGTGAAGTTTTTCATTCCAATCGGCTACACCAAAAACTCCTTTACGGAACGCTGGTGCTCCGGCGACAACATCAAATGGGAGGCGGTGAACGTACTGGCCAAGGCGAGCCCATCCAGCACCACCCCAGACGGGATGACCTTTCTCATCCTTGACGGTATGAGACCAATCCGTAGACGCAAATCCAATTTTCATTAGATTTCGATTGAGTTTGGATCAATTGTGTCAAATTCCCATTTACCTTCGAGCGCCTGCCAAAGAGCAAGATCAATTGGTGTTGGGTCGATCATTGCTTGCTCGTTGAGTTCACGATGTCGCTCAATTGCTCGCCTAAGGAAGTCAACTGCTTTGACCTGATTGTCGACAGCCTCAGTACCAAGACCGATCATACGAGTTACTTCATCAAGTTTTGATTCAACATGGAATCTAAACCGAGTGATCTTCTTTCGGCGGGCTTCGTGCTCAGAAAGCGATTCGGCTATCAGAGTGATGCCATGTTCACCAAGGCTTCGATATCGATCAGCATCAGCCTTTTCCTGTTCATCAATCCCCACTAACTGGTTGTTTAGATTCTCAATCAGGGTCAGTAGTGCTCTCTGCCAACGTCCCCAGTTTTCAGGCAAACGAAGATAGTCAACCTGTGTGTCTGTAACGCGATTTTTTACTTCCTCGGCAACTAGCCGAGCGAACGTTTCATCTTGCATCGGTTTCCTTATCAGTTCCAGACAGGGCAAATAGGTTTTTGTGCGCACCAGTCGCACAACTTTGACTTTCTTGCAGGAAACTTCTCCTGCTCACAGAAAAGATCAATTGACTTGCGAACTGCAACAATCATTTCTGTAGTTTCATCTAGTTCTTCTTGGGACACTTGAGTTTCGTACCTAGTTCCATCTTTTAGGTAAAGCAGTTCAAGTGTGCGAACTGGAGCCTCCAGTTGCTTTTGCAAGAAAATTGCATAAATCTGCAACTGTTGAAACTTGTCCCCAACCCATTGCGGTCGTGGAGTTTTTCCGGTCTTGTAGTCAGTCACCTTGATGGATCCGTCATCACAGAAGTTCCATCTGTCGACAAAGCCTTTTACAGCGACTTTGGCCCCTTCAACTTCAATGAAGTCTTCAATGGGATGTTCTACACCCTCTAGGAAAACCTCAGATGGATCCTCAAGGGTGAAGTAGTTCTCAACGCACCAGTAAGACTTCCAGCGGAACTCATGAAGAGCCTTATCGTTTCCATGTAGAACCTCATTTGCTTGCTCGCTCCACTTTGAATCCCAAAGGTGTCGCATGATTTGAGCAGCGCGTTCTTTTGTGCGTGCATCGGGATCTTCGTTATGAAGTTCCTCTAAAGTTTCATGAACGAAGTTCCCCATCGTTGTTGCTTCCGTGGGGGGATCGATCATCTTGTCGATGCGCGTGTATTTGTACCGCAAAGGGCACTGCTGAAATGTGCCAATCGAAGATGGTGACAGGTAGTCGGGTGGAATCAGTTTTCCATCACTTTGACTCAACGAATTCACCACCCATTGTCAGGCGGACGCATTCGCCAAGAATCGCATTGAGGTCTTCAATGGTTGCAGTTGCTTTTGTCGGCTTCGGCTTGTTTCCGCTGTAGTCGTTCCAAAACTTGTCAAGGGCGTCACTTGCGTCCTTGTCCATCTTGGACTTGAACTCCTTGATTTGGGCAAAGGCCTCTTCGATTTTGGGATCGGGCTGTGGCGCTGAGAGTGCTTCTTCAACCTCAAGGGCCTCAACGTCGCGTGCCAAGTAGAGGGCAACGCCAAGTTGCTGTGCTGCCTTTTTCAAGGCATCTGACATCGCACCCTTGAACTCATCGCCAAGATCAAGGATTGCTCCAGCCTTCGTCATTTTGATTTGTTGACCACCAATACCATCTTTGGAGACGGTCTGGCCATCAATGATTGCGGTAAGGCGGACATGCGCAATTGCCCAATGTGGGTCGATTGCGTCACGGTGACAGGAAATGATTTCCGATGACCAGTTATTAATTCCAATCACCTTGTTGAGGCGTGCAATTACCTCAGAAATTGGAATGTAAGTCAGGTTTGCGCTTCCCTTACGGACACTGCGCTCCATTTCCTGTGGAAATGGTTCAGATAATTCTTGATAGATATCTTTCACTTCAGGTTTCCCTTCCTAACGATAATTGAAGTTTTAGTGTCGCCTACTTCGCAGTAGTTATCGGGGTTAATTCCGATCTTCTGCAATTCCTTGATTCTCCAGTACGAAGGCTGAACGTAATCAAGCATTTGCACCAGCATCTCTTGGGGTGTGGCCATAACCTCTCCGGTTTCCATGTCCACTGAGAGATCAATGATCTTCTTGGCGACGCTCCCGGCAAGGTCTTTGTGTTGCCATCCAGATCTACTGTTAGAGAACTTCTTTTCGATCTTTGCTCCATTGGAAAGCAAGATCTCTTGTTCTTTGCCCATCTCTTCGCCAACCATTGCCGCAAAGTGGTCGTAAACGGCTGACAACTCGGCTTTAGCCAGATTCAGTTGTACGAGGTTTGTGCACAGTTCTTCGACTGTTGGCTCGTTGCCGAGGTAAGAACACAGGTCGTCATCTAGTTGCAGTAGGGCATTACGGAAGTCAGTAATCCAGTTGGGCGTTTCCGCCTCATCTTCAGGGGGCATTCATGCTCCTATGAGTAGGTGAGTAGTTATGTCAGACGATGATAGACGCTCTTTTCCTCTGAGGCAAGCCTAATCCGGCAAGAAATGTGAAAGCGCCTACGCTGCTGTCGACTTGATCGTCGTGGGCTGCTGCTTCGGGGAAACTTGAAAACTCGTCCAAGTAGTCCGTGAGCCACGCTGACCGCAGGAGTCGGACGTTCCCGTTTGCTACGGCTGCGGCAAACGGTTGAGCCCGAGTGACTTTGTCGCCTGTGGCGCGCAATCCAATGAAGTCGTAGCCGGGGACGACGTAGCGTGCGTATTGATCGATGATGGCTTTGCCTGATGAGCCGGGTTCTTGTTCCATGCGGATGGATACGTTGTGACCGTCTTCAATAGCGGTCTGGGCAATAAGTTGCTCCACTTTGTCCGATTTGACGCGTGCCCGTTTGACGTCAAGGACGTATGCGATGCCTTGGTCGAAGAGCATCAGGGTCCCTACGGTCCAGTCGGGGTCTGGGTTGGAGTGTGAGGGTTCTGTGGCTGCCATATCCCAGAATCGGACGGCACGGGCCGATGATGTGACTTGTGGCACATCAAGTGGATCGATGATGACAAATGACTCTCGGCTGAACATGGAGCCGAGAGTTGTGGCCCACCAGTCGCCAGATTCGAGCCGCAGTCTTTCGATGGGATCTAGGGCCGACAGGGCTTGCCGATAGGACTCTGCGTCGATTCCGGGATTATCGGTCAGTTTGGAAGGAACGAAGATTCTTCCAGTTTCTTTGGCTTCCACCAAGAATCTCTGTCGAACCCAGTTGGGGGCCGGGTTTGTGGCTGCTCGCATCCTAAGCGGAACTTGAGAAAGAGGGCCTGAGGCTGGGCGACGGAGGCGAGAGAAAAGATACCGGTAATCTGATTCACGAATCTCGGTAACTTCGTCCATGCCGATGAACTGGAATTCCGCACCCTTGTAACGCAGGTAATCGTTCGTATTGTTCAAATACCCAAAAGAAAGTCTTGCGCCCGAGGGAAAAGTAAACACATAGGAGTTTGCGTTCCAGTGGATTTCTTCGTTCGGACCAAGCCAGTCTTTTGCGCGATCCATAAGGGCGCCGGGAAGAGAAAGATCGGCAAAGGTTTTACGGAAAAGAATTGCCGAGTAGCCCGGCACATCCACATATTGAAGCGCCGACATCAGAAGTGCGCTAGATTTTCCACCACCGGCTGCACCGCCAAACAGCGCTTCAATGGCGTAAGTCCGGAGAAATACTTTTTGAGTTAAGGATGGTTCCTCAGGGCAAAAAGGTGGCTCCTTCGGCTGAAGGTAGTCTAAAACTTTGTTCCAATCGGTCACAGGACCTCACCGTCAGCCTTTGTACTTCTGAGATTGTAGTATCTGTCTATCCAAGAGAATAGGTTTCCACTGTGCCAGATGACGACAAGTCAACAGATGAACTCCAAGTCAAGAAGTTTTGGGTTTTTCCTCGAACTAGGGAGTTTGCTGCATATGTACTGATGTCACTGTTTGTAACATGTACTACTGTGGGAGCGTTCTTAATTTACCTTCCGGCTGGTTTCGTCACGCTCGGTGTTACCAGTGGCCTGTACGCGTACTTGCTGGGATCTGACTGATGGCATGGAACAAATCGGAAACTAAGAGTCTCAATACTGGGATTCAGACCAAGGGTGGAACCGTTGGCGTCGGTGCGCCAGTTTCGCTAAATCCCAATTCCGTTGGTCGCCCATATCGCGACTCTTGGGACATTGAAAAGGCCTACCGTGAAGGGGTTCAGAGGGTTACTTGGGTTTTCCGTTGCATTGATGCCATTTCAGGCAATCAGGCACGACTGCCAATGGTTTTGCGAAAAGATAACTCACCTAACGGTGAAATCATCAACAAAAAAGATGATTTGCTTACTCTGCTGAACTCGAAGAGCAATGAGGGCGAAAACTCCTTCATTTTTCGCTTCAGGGTGTCGTCACAACTCTTGATGTCAACAAGAGGCGTGTTCATCGAAAAGGTTCGTGGTCGCGACGGAAAGGTAAACGCCCTCTACCTGCTTCCGCCTCAGCACACCGCTCCTAT